GGTACGTCAGCGCCTTCTCTACCAGCTCAATGCTGTCCTTGAGTTGGCCTATTCCTGCGTTGCAGTGACGGCACAGCAGGCCGCGCACCTTGCCGGACTCGTGGCAGTGGTCCACGCAGAAGTGCTTCTCCTTCGGCGGGTCTCCGCAGATGGCACACACGCCACCCTGCTTCTCCAGCAGCTTGTCGTAGTCGTCCTGCGTCAGGCCGTACCGCCTGAGCCAGGACGCGCGCTGGGACTTGCCTCGGGTCCGCTCGTAGTACTCGGCGGCGTACCGCTGCTGATAGTTCCGAAAACGTTGGGAGTTCTTCTCCCAGTCGAGCTTGGCCTGACGGCACCGCCAGCGCTGTTCGCCCTTGTACCGCCCGCCGCTACCGATCTTCACGAGGCCGCAGTTGGCGCACACGGCAGTGCGCGCCTCGGTGTCGATATCCGACAGCTTGTGCACGTGTCTTCCCACGCCACCCATTATCAAGGGCCGTTTCAAGAGGACCAAAGAATTTCTTCCTCCTAAGTGCTGTCTCGTAACACCCCTTCAAGCCCTAGGGGGTGAAGACGGCCTGCCGGTCCCGGCGGCCAGCCGAGACCCTCTGGAGGGCGGAACACATGATCCGCGTGCGGGCAAACCTGGCCCACATCAAGAGGACCCTGCGACCGCTTTACGCATGGACCCAGGCAACTCCGAAGTCGGTGTTCCTGGACCCCGCGTGGGACCGCAGCGTCAACATCTGGCCCGGGATGGTCCTGATGCGGACCAGCGGCGAGCAGGTGACCCTCATCGACAACACCGCGAACGCCGTCCCTTACGGCCTGTGCGGCGACTACGTCGGCGGCGACGGCTTCGACCCGCTGCTCGACGTCGGCGTCAACGCCACTTCCGTCTGGATTCTGAGCGCCGACGCGGAGTTCGAGGTCCTCGACCCGGCCTTCGACTCCACCCAGACGTGGACCGACCCGGGCAACGGCACCGAGGTGCTCGTCTACGCGATCACCGCCGGTACTGGCCGAGGCAAGCTCGCGCTCACCACGAACGGCTCGGTCGCCACCGCGCTCTCTTCGCAGCCGGTCGCCCGCCTGCTCAAGGTCAACTCCGCAACCAAGATCACCATCGGCGGCCTGCGCTGACGCGCCTGAGCCGAGCGAGAGGACTCAACTCACCATGACCGCAGCGCCCGCCGCCACCGGCCACGTCCGCACCGCCAGGAAGTCGGACGACTACGTCGCCGAGATCCTCGCTCGGCGCGAGCAGCGTGGCAACCAGCCGCTCTCCTTCGAGGCCAAGCGCCAGCGCCTCCAGGCCGTCGCCAGCGACTCTGTCAACGGCATCAAGCGCCTCGGCGTCGGCATGATCGGCCCGATCCAGCTCAAGCTCCGCTACCAGGGCATCACGCGAAACGTCCTGGTCGAGGACCCGTGCACCCCCGGTACGCCGGTCGAGTACGACGTCTGGGACGACCTCGGACAGGCGTACATCATGTCCGGCACGGACGGCGAAGTCCGGATCACGCCCTTCGAGGGCAAGCGCATCCAGGTGCGCTTCTTCCGCATCGCCTCCCGCCCGGCGATCCGCAAGGAAGACCTGCTCTACCTGCGGATCAACGCCGTCGAGCAGGCGCAGGACGAGACCAAGCAGGCGATCCTCAAGCAGGAGGACTCCCGCCTGGTCACCATCCTGCAGGCCGCGATCTCCGACTACGCGACTCGGTCCGACCACACGGTCACCCCGAACCACGTGATCACGGAGGCCTCGGGCTACCTGACCCCGGGCTCGCTCTACAGCGCGGTCTCCATGACCGACATGCACGAGCTGCAGTCCAGCCGCATCCTGATCAACCCGATGGACTACCGGGACATGTACCGGTGGGACATCAACCAGACTGGTTGGGCGTTCAAGGACCGCGTCGTCGCCGGTGAGACCATCACCAGCTTCGGCGAGTTCCAGATCCAGCGCTCGATCATGATCCCGCAGGGCCAGACGTTCCTGACGCCGGACCCCCAGTTCCTCGGTGTTTTCCCTGTCCTGTACTCGCTGGACGTCGAGGAGAACCACCGCGTGGAGTCCTTCTGGAAGGGCTGGGTGTTCGACGAGATGGTGTCGATGCTCATCCTCAACCCGCGCGGTCTGGCCAAGATCGTCAAGAGCTGACCGTACGCGGTACGCTCGTCGAAGGCCCCCTCCAAGTCGACTGGAGGGGGCCTTCGTCATGCCCATTGACTTCGGGGGCACCGCCATAGGCTCATGCCTCTCGGACCGGTGGGCGTGCAGTCGAGGGCTTCGTGAGCCCTGGCCCCCGAAGGGGGGCCAGGGTCACCGCCGGGCAGTGCGCTCGGTGTGTCGTCTGGCGGGTGACATATTCTCACCTTGCCACAGCCCGTGGGTAGTTGGAACCCCACCATCCGTAATTCTTCCCTCGAAAGAGAAATTCAGCCACAGCCACTGTCTCCTGGCCCGCTCAGATCCCTAGGGGGTGAGGAGGGTTTGTGGTGGGCCCTCTGCGCGGCTCCGTTCTCCGGCCGCCGAGCCTCAACCCCCGGGTTCCCCCTTCCCGGGGGTTGAGTGCTGTCTGGGGTGCCGCTGGATGGCTCAAGGGGTGACGGAACCCCCGTCTCCTTGATCTAGGAGGCATCATGCCTGTCCAGCAGCTCCAGGTGTCGAACCCGGCGAAGAATGTCACGGTCGTAACTCCGGACCCGGACAAGCCGAAGTCGTACCTGCGCTTCGAGCCCCACGGTGACGAGGCCGGTGGCGACGTCCAGTTCGTGAGCCGCGACACGGCGCTGCTGGCGCCGTTCGTCCGTGCTGTGCGCAACGGCACGCTGGTCATCGACGACGACATCTCGGCCGACCCGGAGCTGCTGCGCGTCCTCGGCACGGTCAAGGAGCGCCAGCCGGAGGACGAGGCGCCCCTGTCCGCCGTCCGCGTGGTCAACGTGTGGGACGAGGCCGACGAGTCCTACAAGGCCGTCGACAAGCCCCTCCGAGTCGTCGTCGAACCTCTCTTCAAGGCGTGAGTCACATGAGCATGAGCGATCACGAGCGGGCGCTGCTGGTCACCGGCACGCTCGACACCTCCGGCGTCGGCGGCAGCCCGTACGCGGACCTCGACCAGGTGACCGTGGCCTTCGGCGCGCCGGTCCACGCGGGGGACCACATCCCCCAGGAGGCGCCTGTCGAGGTCACCCCCGAGCCGGAGCAGAAGGCGGCTGAAAACAGCCCCTCGGAGCCGGTGAAGGAGCCCGAGGAGCCCAAGGCCGAGGAGAAGAAGGCTGCGGCTCACCACCGCACCAGGCGTGCCCCGGCGAAGAAGGCGCAGGCGTCCAAGCCTGCTGACGAGTAAAGGAGCGGGCTGCGATGGCCGCTACTGACCAGACCGGCACCTACGAGACCGACGGGTCGATCGGCACCAAGGGGCTGCCGGGGGCTGCGCCCAGCCCGGTCACGCAGCCCGACACCAGCGGTGTGGGCGTCGTCGACTCCCGTGGGTGGAAGCCGACTTCGACCAATCTCTCGGGCACCAAGGACACCCTGTACGGGGGCGTGGTCGACCGGTACCCGGCGCCTCACGCCCAGCCGAAGCCTCCGGCCGCGACCAACGTGGACACCACGCACACGGACTCGCCGGTCGGCAACGGGCTGACCGTGCCGCTCAACCCGCTGTTCTGGATGTCCGGCACGACCGAGACGGCGGCGTTCGGTGCCGTCCCGGCGGGCACCACGACTGTCCCGGCCGCTCCGGCCCCGCCGACGGCCGTCGCCGGGGACCGCTGCATCACGGTCTCCTGGACGCCGGTGGCCGACCCGGGCGCGGACGCCAAGGTCACCCAGTACGTCATCGAGTCGGACACCGGCGGCCACGTCTACGCGGGCGCCGACAAGACCTCCGTCCGGTTCGACAACGTCAAGGGCGGCCAGGCGTACAAGTTCCGCGTGGCGGCCTCGAACAAGAACGGCGACGGCCCGTACTCGCTGTTCTCGACCGCCGCTGTCGCTCCCAGCAACGAGGACGAGATCCGTCCCTCTTCGCTGGCGGCCGACAACGCCGCCGACCCCATCTACCGCCAGGACGGCACCATCGTGCCGGGCTCGTACGGGGCGCCGACCGCGCCCGGTAAGCCCACCGTGGCGGCGCAGGGGACGGCCGGTACCGCGACCGTCACTTGGACCGCGCCGACCTCCGGCCAGCCCTCGGGCGGCTACGACGTCGTCGCGTCCTCGGGCCAGAAGGTCCACGTGGCGGGCAGCGTGCTGACGGCCAACGTCCCCGGCCTGACCGTGTCGAGCGTCGTGACGTTCACCGTCACCGCGATCGGCCAGCTGCAGAGCACCACTTCACCCGCATCGAATGCGTACACCGTGGTCTGACCCCAGCTGGCTTGAGAGGCCCCGTCCCCCGACTCCGGGACGGGGCCTCTTGCTGTTCGCGACCGCCCTCGGACCGCCAAGGGGCGAAGGCGACACGAGGAGAGGGCGGCGATGTCCGGTACGACACCACGACTGGGGTTGAAGACCTGGGACCAGAGCGATCCCTTCCTCCGCCAGGACTTCAACGACAACAACGGGCGCCTGGACGCCTACCCCGGCGCCTACATCTGCACGTCCGGCTCCCGGCCCGCCTGGGGCGGTGCGCAGACCGGCATGCGGATCTTCGAGACCGACACCCGGCGCGAGCTGATGTGGAGCGGTACCGCGTGGCGCGAGATCCTCAGCGCCCCGCCGGTGTGGACGGGGTACATCCAGCCCGCCGTGTCCATGGGCAACAACACCCACGTCTACTACAAGCTGGCCACCTTCCAGGTGAACCGGCCCGGCTCGCTGCTGGTCGTCCTGGAGTCCGAGGTCGCGGTCCAGACGATCTACACGGCGAACTTCCACAACCGGCCCCAGGTCGACGGCGGTGACTGCCAGATCGGCACCTCCTCCTCGTTCTCCCGTGTCGCGCAGACCAACACCTCCGGCAACGGCTGGTCGCGCAGCTACATGGTCGGCTCGCTCGGCCTGCGCTCGGTCGGCGTCGGATCGCACAACTTCGGCATCCACTTCTTCACCACCCCGACCGCCACCACCTCCAAGGTGACGGTCCAGCTGTCCTCGGTCCGTGGCTACGCGATGCTCGTGAACTCCCAGGACACCTGATGGCGACCGACGAGTACACCGACCGGACCTACGTCTCGCGCTACGCGGCGGCGGACTTCGGCCTGCAGGTCATGCGCCAGGGCGCACCTGGAGACGCCGACGGCGATGTCACCGTGGCGCTCCTGGCCGACGACGGCACCGGCACCGTGGTGTTCTCCCGCCTGGCCGACCACCCGGGCCCCGGACAGTACACCGTGCACCTGACGTCCAAGGACACCCAGACGCCGGGCCCGTATGTCCTGGTGTGGACGTACACCGTGGCGGGCTCCGACGAGGAGTGGCGGGTCTGGCTGGAGGTCGGCAAGGCCGCGCCGGAGTACGACCGGCTGGCCGACACGATGAAGGCGGTGATCGAGACCACATGGAACCGGTTCAGCGACCTGTTCGACTACGCCACCGAAGGCCCGCACCTGCAGACGTACGTCCAGTCCAACTTCGGCCGCAACCGTATGGCCCAGCTCCTCAAGATCGCCGTCGGCCGCCTCAACACCGCCTCGCAGCCGTACCAGACGTACACCCTCGACGGTGACGGTGGCGCGAGCTTCCCGGTGCAGCAGTGGGGCTCCCTGCTGGAGTCCGCGCTGTACGTGGAGTGCCTGCGGCACCTGATGCGCTCCTACGTGGAGCAGCCGGACGTCCAGGGCGGCTCCGGCGTCTCCCGCCTGGACCGGCGGGACTACATGGACCGCTGGGGCACCGTCCTGCAGGGCGAGCAGGAGGTGCTGAAGTCCCAGCTCGACACCTTCAAGATCGCCCACATGGGGCTCGGCACCGCCCGGGTCCTCGTCTCCGGCGGCGCGTACGGGCGGTGGGGACCGACCCGGCTGCCGCTGTCCGAGGCCGCAAGGCCTCGCTGGCTCACCCGGTTCTACTGATCGGCAAGGAGGGGCCATGTCCGGTGGCGCCCAAGAAGGTCCTGCACAGTCCAGCGAGTTCGAGCTGGACGTCCTGGGAGTCGACCAGGTGGTGTGCGTCCACCGGGCCTGCACCCAGGGCAAGACCGTGACCGACCTCTACCAGGCCGAGAAGTTCCGCATCCTTCACATCTGCCCGTGCTCCACCACCTGATCGGAGACCCATGTACAGCGTCACTCTCAAGGCTGGCCTGGTCGACGTCGTGCTGCCCAACGGCGGCCGCTACCAGGGCGGCGACGTCGTCATCCTGTCCGCCGAGCACTACGGCA